ATGATTAATTCTGTATCGCACCAATAACACTTCATTTCTTAAGGAAAGGAATGGATTGACCTGTTGTACTTGGTAAAGCATTATCTAATACTTTAGGCATCATTCCTTGAACACCATTAAGAACTTTATTCATCATCTTTGTCTGGAATTGTTCTGAAGTTACATACTTGTAACCAAAGTACGCTCCACCACTCATGGAAGCTACCATTACAAATGAGACAATACTTAAAATGTTAGCGATCTTTTGAAACATGATTAAATTTGCAATTATTAGAGCTATGTCAGTTATGACATTCGCTACATTAATGTTAATTATAGGTCTATCCCCTCTCTACGTCACTATGGGGATAATGACAAGGCAGATGCAAGATAAGGTTAATTAATCAGCAGCTTCTATTAAATTTCCTTTTGCTACCCACTCTAATATTGCATCATAATGTCTATTTCCTGCAAATAATGGAATTGCTAATTCTTCACCATCTATAGTTGCCATAATGCAACTATTTTTTCCATTTTTGTCTTTAACATATTTTGCACTTGTAATGTTCATTGTTTAAAGCTCCGCATCAAATTTTAATTTTGAACCATCTTGCATAAATTGGAGGTTCCCAGGTCTGTCGGCTGCACCCATACCAGAATAACTGGTGTTTCTAATTGTGCATGCATTAAAAGATGTATTGACACCTTCTAAAGAAAAGGAAACAGCACTATTATCACTATCGTTTGTAGCTCCTTGAAATCTAAATAGTCCAGATTTAGAAACAGTAAAAGCTGCTCTCATTGCAGGGTGAAGTTGAACAGGCACTCGCATAGAAGTTGCGGACTCTGTGTAAGCAGGAAATCCTGTATAGTCATTGGAATCTCCATTAATTTGTTGATAATAGCGTTTGCAAAGCTCAAGCTCCTGACCGAATGACCTATGCTCAAAATCTGTTGCCACGCTGCCTGTTTCAAGCTGTACCCCTGTTATTTGCCAAGTAGCTCCTGCTGTTGTAACGACTCCATCCTGTGCATGACCTCCAGCCCAGCTAGTACTTGAATAATTTGCCCAAGTGCTGCTTGTCGCACTATCGTAGTCAGATCCAGCAGCTAAATGCCAAATATTCCACCAAACAGAACCATTTGTATTTTGAATAGCTCTACCTGTATCTCCAGCAATAGTTATTGTTTTTCTTTCCCATGTGTTAGCAGAGTTTATTGTATAAGTTTTATTTACTATTCTGTCCGTCCCTGGCTCATCTCTATAAACAGTAAAACTAAATGTACCAGTGATTGAAGATTTTACATAAAAACTCATTGTAATATCTTTAGCACCTGAAGTGTTATATGCTAAATCTTGAAAATCTTGACCCTCCATCTTTTGATAAACACTCACAAATTCATCATCAGCTATTGCACTCTCAGCAGTATTAGTAGTTACTTTTAAAGAATGAGCGAAACCATCAGGTGCGTCTTCAACTTGCTGTGCTGTCATATCTGTCGCTTCATCCATATTAACTGGTTGAGCCGAGAATCTATCAACTGTATAAGTAGTCGTATTATTTGCTAAGGTTACTGCTGAACCATTATTTCTTTGGTCTACATCCATTTTTCCATTATAAATTTTGTTTCTATTACTGAATTGACCAGAGTTTAAAGAAGTAATATTGGCAGTACACGTTCCATCAGTATTGTTGACAGTAATAGCAGCAGCACTAGCTCCTACACCTTTTATCGAATTTACCTTAATTTCACTCATGGTTTTGGATACTTGTCCTTAATAGCTTTAATTGTAGCTTTCCAGCCATCTATTCCATTATGGTATATATCGTCTAATTGACTAGCATAATCTGGATATTCTGCCCTTCTTTTTGATTTATAGCTGTCATTTTCTAAATCCCATGCAGCCTGTAATGCAGCAAGTCCATCAATACATTCTTTTTCTGTTGGTTTAGAACCTCCATCATGCACTATTAAGTTTGCATAGATCTTGTTTTTTGAATCACTCCACCCAAACCATTGTCCAGTTCTTATAGTTATTAAATAATCTTCGATATGTGATGGTTTCATTTTTATGTGTCTCCTAATCTTGTAAACACTACATAAGTATAATTTTTATCACTATGACCATGTATGTTTATAGAATCTATATTGTCTATTGAAAATATACATTTATGCGTAGACGTATCAGTAACATCAAACAGTGTACTTGTAAGTACATTGTCAAATGTAGCTCCAGATATGTTTGCAATACTGCCATAATTTGTCGAAACAGTATCATAAGAACTTCCATTATTTGCTGTTGTCCTGATAGTTGCTCCTAAATACCTCCGATCTATGCCATTACCGTAAAAATTACAAATAAATTGTATAGAGTAAATTCCTGTGCTTGGGAAAGTAAAAACACCCGAACTTTCTGACATTGAAGAACCAATATAACCAACATTAACATGATCTGCAACCTCCCAATTTGAATCAATAGCACCAAATCCAATAGAGGCTGCAAAACTAGTATTTATCCTCCATATTTGTGCCATTGTTATTCCATTCACAGTAGCCATTGTTGCGTCTGCAACGTCTGGTAATGTAAAAACTCTATTATTAGCAGAAGAAGAGGGTGCTTGTAAGCTGAAAGACCCACCACCTGATGCTGCGTTTAGTTTAATCTTTGCTGTCATTTATCCAGCCTCCAATGCAGCGACTTTTGTTTCCAATACTTCAATTTTAGCAATAGCTTCCTGTAATGCAGCAGTAAGTAAAGGAACGAGTTTTGCTTGATCTATTCCTTGATAAACTGGCTTAACTTCTTTTACATCTCCAACTTTTTTGCCAGAAGGAATTGTATCTTTTTCTGTATATAAAATATCTTCTGTTTCGTCCTTTGTTCCTGTTATTGCTTCTGGAACTATTGAACTAACTTCATGTGCTATAAATCCATCACGCAAAGTATTTGTTTCATCATTAATAAAATTAAATCTTTTTGGTATTAATTGTTTAACTCTTGTTATACCATCGGATATTGAAACTACATTTTCTTTTAATCTATAATCAGAAGATGTGTTGAAAGATGTACCACTATTTGTAAAGGATATAGAGCCAACACCTGTGATATTATCTACAAATACTATGCAATGTGAAGTACTACCAGTATGTGGTCTTTTAAATCCGATTCTTGGTGAACCGTTTGTTGCATTTGGATTTATCTGCAATCCACCATCAGCAGAGTCGAGATTGTTAGGTTGTGTAGTCCCAATTCCAACATTCCCAGACGAATCTATACGCATACGTTCTGATGCGTTTGTAAAAAACTGCATCTTATTGTCACTATGCTGATAACTAATAATTCCTCTATATTCATCATCACCAGAAGTTCCATCAGAAAAATAAATATGATTCCCTTTGCTTGTACCTGATCTTATAGTTATACCTGTTTCAGCATCTCCACCGTCTATCGTTAAATTATCTGCATTAGCTTGTCCCTCAGTAGTAGTTCCTAAAAGCAACCTTCCAGCACTATCAACAGTCGCTCTAGTTTGTCCACCTGTATTTATATTGACAGTATCAGCACCAAAACTAACTCCTGTATTGCTATCTGTTCCCTGTACTGCTGGTGCGGAAGCTGATCCGTCAACCCCAGAAATACCAGTAGTGCCGTTAATGTTTAAAGCCATAATTAAAGAATAACAAGAATTGCACCAGATGGCACGGTAATAGTAACACCTGAGTTAATTGTAGGACTTACAGTATGTGCGTGTTTATTTGCTGTTAATGTGTAATTTGTAGTTACGTTTTGGTCTGTCTCAACAAAGACCTCATCAGTACCACCTCCAGTAGCTCCAGCACCGCCTCCAATTTCACCCCAACCTGTGTTTTTATAACCTTCAAAGACATTAAGTGTTGAGTTATATCTAAACATCCCAACAGCAGGGCTACCATCCCTCTGTGCCGTTGTTCCTACAGGTAGATTTAATGAATTTGTATAATTATGAGTTACCTTTCCTGTAAACGTACCACCAGCTAATGCCATTAAACCTAAATTAGTTGCTGATACATCACCTATTGTTATATACGCATTATTCGCAGCGTTTCTTATCTTCAATAATGAACTTGAAGTATCAATGTGCATTTGAAATGCAGTATTAATTGATGGATCACCAGAACCGCTATTTGTAGAATTTATTGCAGCAGCAATTTGATTTAATTTTGTACGAACAGCACTACCTGTACCGTTGTCAATAACGTATCCAGTTCCGCCTGTAGAATCTACTCTTGCCATAAGTTAGTTCCCTTTACCAAATCCTACCGCAGTAAAGTTAAAATTTCTACTAATACTAGCATTTGATGAGTTTTTGAAATGAACAGAAAAACCTGTTGATGTCACGTTCGTAACTTCAAAATAATCACCTGTAGCCATATTCTGTGCAGTTATACCAATAGAAGGTAAATTTGAATTTGCACCTAATAATGCAGAAGTTCCCACAAAAAATGGATGGTCAAAAGTTATATTTTTTACACCACTACCAGATGCAATTGCTGTTGCACTTTGTTCTGTTCTTCTCTGCAATGTTGCTGTATAACCTAATTCTGCCACCCTTATATCCTGTGCTGGATCATTACTTGTTAAATTGGTTCTAAATTGAAATCCTCTTCCTTTATAAACACCATTAACAAAGGTCTGAAATCCTGTATAAGTTGGTGATCCAGATGAAGGATCATCCTGTGTTACTCGTACAAACAATTCTGCATTTACATCATTTGCATTAGTACCATCAAAATCTGTCCATGTATCGACATTTGCTGTTCTACTATCAATTAAATCATTTGGATAAAAACCTTCAGTAAAGAAATGATGTTTAAGATCCAAACTAAATACCGCACCTAAATCTAAAGTTTCATTGAAGTCATACGTTCCAGATGATTGAATACCTCCAAAATCATCTAATGAGGCAACTGTGTCAAAATCTGTAATTGAATCAAAATTACCTCCACCAATTAAGTTAAGGCTATTTGTTGTTGCATCAAAATCTACATTAGTTTTTGTTCCTTGAAACTTAGGACTATCTTGATCTTCTCGCCTTGTTTGCACTACTAAAGCTGGTTGTGGGTCTGGTAAATCAATAACAACAGAAGCACTTCCAGCACTTATTCTTCCACCATCATCTACAAAACGTACTAAGTATTCTCCTTCAACATAAGGAACAATAATATCTGTACTATTTCCTGGAATCTTGTCAATGTCTACAGCTTTTGCGAAAACACCAGTTCCATCTGTTTTGGAAGAATGTCTAATCCTACAAAAACCTCCATGCAAAACATCAGTATCAGTACTTGCATCCCATCTAAGCCTTACAAGTTTATTATTAATAGGTTCTATTCTTAGGTTCTGTACATTAGCTGGAACGGCAGTTTTACCAACAGCATTAAAGGTGATATTACTAGAACTTGAAGATAATTGTTCGAGAATATTATAAGAAAAAACTTGAATAGTATAAGTTCCTGGTCTACTATTCATTATTTCAAAATCAGGTCTTGTAACCCTTTCAGATATGACATTATCATTACCAAATCTGTAATTAACCTGATATTGAGTTACTCCGACAACTGTTTGCCAACTTATAACAATTTTTGATACAGCCTTATCATTAATAACAAATATTTTTTCAACAGCACTCAAACCAGCAGGTGGTTGTGCAAGTGCATTTAAATTAGTTATGTCTCTAGCAGGTATTTGTTCTCCATCTTCAATAAATGCGTATTTACCTTCAACATAAGATAAGGCCGTAATCGCATAATTTATACCATCTTGTTCTTCTACTGTTATTACTCTGAAAAGTTGTGATTGCACATATGTATTAGATATAAGGAAATTTGCATTAACATTAGGAGCTTGAGAAAAAGCTTCTGATACAGTAATAGTTCCATTTGAAACAGATGAAATGGACTTACTTTCAAAAGATCCATCAGGTAAAATCACAGCCAATGTTGGATTGCCTTCGGGGTTTCCGTTAGGATCTACTGCTAAATCAGTTGCAGATGTATCATCAACAGTAACAACAGTTGCAGAAGTAACAGCAGACAATCTTCCACCCCTTCTCACACCTGCCCTTACTGGATCTTGTATTTCAATAATTGCACCTGGTCTTACAACCGCACCAGTGTCAATAGAGGTGGCAAATGCAACGACTTCAGATTCATTATTTTCAGCGAACAATATTGCTTTTCCTAATCTTCGAGCCTGCCCACGAGAAGTTGTAGCAAATGCTTTTACTTGCTTTACTACAGTGCCTATCTTTGATATTAAATTACTATCTTCCACGACCTCAAAATCCACTTCCTGACTATCCATATTGAAGTAAGAAACAGATACAACACTGTGTCTAGCTTTTAAACTACTTCCAGAATACGAAAAACCTTCTGATGTCACATTGGACAAAGTAAATAAATAACTTGGATCAGTAGGTTTATCCTGAGTAATACTTATTGAACCAGCAGACCAGATTGGCATACATCTCATAACACCTGCTAATTCATTTATTAAATTAAATGCTTCTGCTGGACTTTGTATATTTACATTGCAACTAAAACGAGCCTCTTGTCCACCTAAACCATCATCAACAAGAGTATTTGCATATTTAGATGCAGTTACAAAAGAAAATAAATCTAATGAACTATCTGATATATGATCTCCAAATCCGTATCTTTGGGTCGTGAGCAAGTCAAGCAACACCATCGCAGGGCATGAACACCAAACGGCAGCACCCATGACTCCATTAAAAATATAGCCATCAGGATAAACAATTCTCCCTGTCTGCAAATCAACCGTTGGTGTACCCGATCCACTAGCACCAGCACCAGGAATCCTTATCTTTATTCCACGGATACGGAATTTTCTTGAAGGCGGTGCATTAAATTGAACTGAATCTAAACGTAAAGCACTGTAAGCACTATTTGGATATGTATTGGCATCATCAATTATCTCACTAAAACTTGTCCATTGGAATTCATCTTGTAAAAAAGAATCAGTACTGTCTGCTGTTATCCTACTAACCCTAATATCTACAGGAAAATCACCAGTAAGATTTATCCCATAATCTCTTTGGTACGCATCAGCAGTTCTACCCGAAATAGTGTCAGTAATTAAATCAGTAAAACCGCCAGAATTATATTGAACTGAAATTTTATACTGTATTTCTGAACCTAATATGTCTCCTTTATCTGTTGCTTTCTGTAGTTGAGGAACAGTAATCAAAACATTAATTCTATCTACATTTGTATTTGTTATTTGTCTTGTGACAGGACTTGATGCTGTAACAGTTACACCTACAGTTGTTACAGAAGAACTACTCTCTATACCTTCAACTTTTGCCTGATCTGCCGTTCCAAATCTAGGGTTAAATACGACATCTTGAAAATTAAAATCAGTAGATGTTGCATTTGCAGAATCAGCAGACGCTTCTAAAACAGGAGTTTCATTTAAAAATACATCTTTCAATGCAGCATTATTATATGCAGTTGTTCCTTGTGTTCTACCTTCTTTTGAAGCAGTTGCAAAACCTTCTATCTCTCCTTCAGATATAAGATCAATAAAAGTAGCAAATTGTTTACTATGTAAAGTATCAGGAGTTCTTGTCGGTGGTGGTGGTGTCCTCCTTCTACGTCTAGCACCAATAATTTTCTTTGGTATGTCTGTCATGCTCTTACCTGTTGTGTATCAAGAGAAGTACTTACCACGACTGATCCCGTCATAATTTCTCCATATACTATTGGGACGGGAGTACCTGCTCTTGCGGTATTCTGCGTTCCAGAAAAACTAAACGATAACCTAGGATCTTCTTCTGAGCTAAAATCTGGTAATGGAGGCAAGGGAAATAATAAATCAGAGACTCCAGACAATACAAGAGATCCACCTATTCCTGCTAATGCTTTTGAAAGCATACCTACTTGACTTAATTTATGTAGTCCAAGTACGGGCCCTTTTCCAAAAAGCATCCCTAGTCCTGTTCCAGCACCAGCAAAAGGAATGAACGCTAATCCAATTAATGCTGCCCCAAATAGTATTCTTCCAAATCCTCTTGCACCACTAATAACAGGTACAAAATGTATATCCTCTTTACCTATAGGATGATAAATTTCTGATTCATCTATCGCATAATTTCCTATCTTAACTTGATAATATTTTGGGTTCATATAACCTTCAACTTGCGGAAAATTATTCACAAGAAAACTGACCGCTTTTGCAAGACTATCTACCTGTACTTCAAATTCTTTGTGACCTACAAACTCTGCAAGTTCACCATATAATTTTATCTTACGCATCATAACGATACCTCCCTCCTGTGCATTTTAATAACCAAGGATTATATGGCTCTCTACAAGATAGTCTATCTGCTGAATGATGTAAAACATCCCCATCTAAAAAAATACCAACATGATTTAATCCTTTTCCTAAAATACTCATTGCTAATACATCGCCATTCATTAAAGGTTCATCTGGTTTTAATAATTTAAAACCTCTACTTGGTAAATACCTCTCAAAAACTGGATCATTCATAAATTCTTCAATTCTTGTCGGTCTTTCATAATCTAATAATTCAACACCTCTTTCTTCTTTATACCAATCAACTATCAATGACCAACAATCTGTTACAGCCCAAACCCAAGGTCTACCAAGTAAAGGTGCTTTATATCCACATGGTTCATAATATCCCCAAGTTTCTGTCTTAGGATTAACAATATACCAGGGTAGTTTGCTATATTCACAACTCATCTTATCTGCCTGACTAGCAACAGGTGGAGTGTCAGGATGACTATGAATGATAGCTGTAATTGTTCCTAAGTTACTGCCTTTTATATAATCTTGTGGATCTAAAATAAAATATTCATCTGATTGTGCAGATAAATTACGGCAAGGATGATACCTTTCTTTCCCTCGAATATTTAATAACAAGCCACAAGATTCATCAGGATCTTGGCCTTTCGCATGAACAAGAGCAGCTTCTTTCCAATTCATCCGTTAAACGTACCAATAGAAGGAAAATCTGCTCTAGTGCATTGTCTTTTTGGTGCTCTAACACCAGCAAGATCAAACACTGAAGCTAATTCAAATTGAACTATTTCTCTATTTTCTGCTGCTTTACGATCTATTTTATATATTTCTTTCGGAAATTCTGCTGTAGGATCTGGCGTACCAAATGGATTTACTTGTTGTGTAGAAGTTGTAGTTGTAGTCTGAGTCGTTGTATTTGGATCGTTCATTGTGATTGTGTTACCCATGCCGTTTCCATGAACTGTGCAGTAATATCTTAAGTCGCTTGGAGCAGAAGGATATGCTGGCTGATAGGTAACTGTAGCTCCTGCATTTCCAGCAGTTCCAGATACAGTTGTTGTCTGTGATCCCCCTGCATCAGATTTTATTGCTAAAGGATGTCCACTATTTGAAGAATCTGATTGATCAAAGATATAAGTTGAACCTCTCTTCATTGTGATCACAGGATTATTTACACCATTTAATAAAAATATATTCACACCTCCGACATTTTGAACTGTTACTGTATAAGTTACAGTTTCGGCATCTGATGGATCAGCAATCGTTGTTGTTGTTACAGAAGCCGTTGTTGTTTCAGGAAAATTAACAGCATCTAAAAATCTTGCAAGAGTTCTAATTCGAGTGACAGTTGCTCCTGTTAAATCATTACCAGCCGTAGTGTTATTTATATTCAATAAAATAGCGGTAATAGTTCCAAGGGCATTGCTGACAGTAAGTGTAGGTCTAGGCAGTTGACCCTTACCATATTGAAAACCTTCTGCTTTGATTGGAAATCTTTGATAACTATTACCAGCCCAAACTATTTCTCCATTATCTTTTAAAGATGACCCATTATGAAATCTATAAATAGTATTTTCACCGTGCAAATTAGTATCAAGTTGTAAGGTAAAAAGTTCAATTATTGCTGAAGGATTTATATTCTGAAGATCGCTAACAATAGCAGCACTACTCATGGTTCAAACACCTCTCTAAATGTCGCTTGGATCGTAGCTCTATTGTTATATGGTATAGATTTAGACCAAGTTTCGCAAACATATTGACCAGCACCAGATAAAGTAATCGAAACATTACCACTATTGGTTGCACTAGCAGCAGCAACTACTGTAAAAGTATTTGAATCTACTACCGAAGCAACAACAAAAGTACCATCAACGGCAGATCCAGTTGTGTAATCAACTGTTAATACATCATTTATAGCAACACCATGACCTGTAATCGTAATTGTTACTGTAGTACCTGATTGAGAGTAAGTTCCTGTTTTGGTAAAACCTTCTCCTGGTGGAGTAAAAGTAAAGCTGGCACTATCATTTGCCCTGCTATCAAGGAAACCTTCTATCGTATCCGCATCTGTTTCTGATACGTTAAAAGTAAAGTTATATACCTTTGGATTTTGATGAGCAGCAAGTCCAAATAATATCCTATGTTCGTAGCCATCAGCAAAACGAACTATTCTAGTATTTGGGGCGGATCTTTTCTGCTGTCCGTATGTTGGTGTGATTGATGGAAAAGTAGCCATTATGCAAGTAAACCTCCAGGTCGTTTTTGCTTAATTAATTCTGTTTCTATAGCTGCTGATAATGCAAGTCCTAATGCTCTTCCTTCTCCTTCATCTCCTTCTACATTAGAACCAGAAGCATCTACATTAACAACAACACTTGTAGATCCTCCACCCAATTGATGATTTGGTGTAATCATTCCAGAAGATCCAGGAGTAAATAGTTCTGGCCCACGTTCTCCAACTATGTAACTTCTACCTCTACTAACTGGCCCACCTTCTGCTCTAAAAAATCCACCAATCCCAGGAAGTCCACCAAGGAAAGCATTTACACCAAATCTGATAAGTGATCTTTGTATTTCTGTAAATACACTACGAGCAACATCTCCTAATGTTCTTGTACCTTCTATAGCTCCTTCAATAGCACTTACAATTCCATTTTCAATACTAGAAGCAATATTATTGTAGAGATCTAATGTTATTTGTAATGAGAAGTTTTCTTTTTCTAATTTTTCATTTACTTCTAATTGTTTTCTTGCTTTAGTCGTTAAATCATTTAGAGCTTTATCATCAAGATGACTATTATTTTCTTTAATAACAGCTATAGCAGATTCAATCCCAAAAGAACTTTGTAAGGCTTCTTGTTTTTTTCTTAAATTACCTTCTTCAGCCTGTAAAACTTGTAATACTTTATCAGCATCTCCTCCACCAATACCCAAATTACTATCAATACCTGACCTTTTGAGTAACGAATCTAAACTTCCTGATAATGTTTGAAGTTGTTCATCACTTCTTCCTCCAAATTTAAAACCTCCAGGACCTACATCAGTATCCACAACACCCAAAGGAGTTTGTTGTTTTAAAGTTCCAGATAAAAGACCTAAACCAAATTCCTTTGCACTTCGAGGATTTTCTTTTATAAATTGTTTAAATGCTTTAGGATCTCCTTTTTGTAAGGCTCTTAATTGATTACTAATTCTTGATTCTAAAACTTGCCTTCCCACAACATTATTAATAAGATCAACAACTTTTGCTAATGGTCCTGCTGCTAATATTTGAAATTGAGTTGTTAATATACCAAACTGTCTTGATAATTCTTCCATTTCTGTACTAAATTTTTGAACATCTTTTACAGCAACTGCTCCTAATGAATTACCTAAATCTCTAGTAACAAGTTCATTTAATTCTGCTTGTCTTCCCTGTCTTTTTAATGCTTCTGCTTGTTTTTGTATTGCTTTACTACTGAACAGATTACGATCTGTCATCATTTTTAAAGCACCTTCAGTAGTATCTAATGCTTTACCAAATTCTTTTAGACCTTGTATCATTTTGTCTAAAGAAGATCCAATAGCTGTACCAACAAGAGACAATGCAAATCCAAATTGACCACCTAATAAACCACCTGCACCACCACCAGCAGCACCACCAGCAGCAGCCCCCAAACCTTGCCCAAATAACAATGGGAAAGCACCACCAATTAAAGCATTTGAAGTTGCTTGACCTCTTCTTGCTCTAGCTGTACGACTACGACCTGTTAATCCTTGTCTAATTCTATTAAAAGGATTATCTAAAATACGTTGTCTTCTTCTTCTACTTGATTGAGAAAGCATTATTTCATTACTTTTTTCAAGTTTGGTTTGTTTCTCAATATTCCTAGTTATTAATTCTTCAAAAGTTAAATCTTTACGTTTATTTTTTAAACTTCTTATTTCCATTTGTCCTAATTTCGATTGCAATTCAAATTGTTCTCTCTGAATTTGCAAACTTCTTCCTTCTATATTGACGCTTTGACCAAATAAACTTTGACCTGGTTCTATTGAAGATCTTTGAGGTAATGGTGATCTAGGTGGGAGTGAAGAAGAAAGAAAGACATCAGATCTAGGTGGTAATGGAGAACGTAAATTAGCGGGAACAGCCTCTCCAGGCCCTATTGGTCTGCTATGTGGGGAGTTTTTATTTGCACCTCTCATTAATTTTCTTCTTCTACGCTCTATAGAACTTGCGACAGGATCTCTACCAACACCTGTTCCTGGTAAATTCATAGGTCCTGTGCCTCTTAGCCTTTGTAAAAGCAAATCACGTTGTCGATATTCTTTATTTAAATCTTTTTCTGCTCTTATTAACTGTCTTGCAGCTTTTTCTTGTAACTTTGTTCCAGAAGCAGCAGCATTAAAATTTGTTTTTGCATCTGCTAATACTTTATTTAAATTCTCAAAACTTCTTACTAATAAACCTTGTTGTTTTGAAGCGGTTTTTAATTGATGCTCTAAAGATTTTATTTGATTAGTTGTATTCCCAACAGTTTTATTAAAATCAGTAAGTTTCTTAGCACCTTTTAAAGCAACAGCAATATCTACGTTATAATTAGCCACTTGCTATAAAAATTAAAACATTTTCTCTATATTACCTCTTTTTACCTCTTAAAGCATTAGATTTTTGTGCTTGTTCTCTTTGTTTTTCATATTCTTCACTTTCTAATTCTGCATAAGCTATCCAACCAATTAATTCTTCTGCTGTAAGTTCTTTACACAATTCATTAACAGTTTTACCTAATTCTTTTGCTAAAGAAAATATAAATCTCCAATCTTTATTAGCTTTTCAAATCAGCCTTCGCTGTTGCAACCTCCTTATTTATTCCTGCTTCAATCATTGCCAATTGTATTTCTTGTAGAATATTTGCTTCAATTTCTCTTCTTAAAGAAGCTTTATCTCCATCTTGAAATATTTTATTTCCGTCTTTATCTAAAGCTTTTTCTATCATAAGTTGAAGAGCATAATTATTAGCATCATCAGAACCACTTTTTTTCTGAATAGCCTCTCTTTCTGCAATAGTTAATGGATGCCAATAAATAGAAAGAATAATTTCATCATCCTTTTTTACGTCATGTTTATAAAGTTGAGAAACTCCAAACTTGTTCTTTAAAAGATCAACTGCTCTTGTCATGTTAATATGTAGCTATTATTAGTATACTAAGCGTTTGCGGTAAATTGGCAAGATATTAAGCCCAAAAAGTGTGAAGAATCATCCAATTCAATAGGAGCAGGACCGACAACATCTAATACTCTAGGATCACAGCTAAAAGTATCTGTATAATTAGAAGCATTAACAGAAGTAAGTCCATCAATAACAGCTTCTCCTAATGCGGATAATGTTGCTGGACCTTTTCCTCTAGGAACATAGATATTACATTGAATTACACCAGAATAAAAATCTGAAGCTGCACCTTGTGTCTGAGTCGTTGCCTGTGCAAAATCTATTGACATAACAATATATTTTTTAGTTTTTCCAGGAGTCTTATAAACCATATTGTCGTAAACCATTTCAACAGTAGCGTCTACTGCTGCAACTGCGTCTGTTACTGCTTTTTCAAAAGCTGCTCGTGTGTTAACTAAAGTCATGGAGTTTCGTAATCAACAAATACAGAACTAGGATCACTAAATTGACCAATACCTTTTCCTTCAAATCTAACATTTGGATTTTGTTCACTTCCTCTAACACCAGTACCAAAAGCAGCAACACCAAGTTTTGGTCTTTTATCGGAAAATATTTCTTTAATTCTTCTTCCTATAATATTTTGTACATAAACAGGAACTTTACTATTGGGAGATGCTAAAGCTCTAGCTGCATATTGTGACCTATTACCAATAAATACTTTAGAAAAAGGTTTAAAGTTTGGTATTGAATTTATAAATCTAGGTTCAACTTTTGCTTGAGAAGATCTTTGACCTCTTCTTGTTGGTTTAATGTTACTCCAAGGAGCAATGGTCTCTCTAGCCTGATCAGGTCTAGGTCTTTGTGTCCCAGCAGTCCAACTTGAAGCAAAAAATCCAGTATCAACAGGACTATAAGTTTTGGTTGATAAATCTGTTAGTGCTGCTCTAATAAAACTATTAAAATCTTGTTGTAAATTTCCAGTAAGATCTTTTTCTATGTTATCAATAGCTCTACCTTTAGCCATCAAAACCTCACTAATAAAGTAAACAGATAAGTCTGTCCACCCTGTCTTGTATCTATATTAACTATTTGTCCTACTCTTGTAGATCCAGCATAAGTTAATGTAACTTCATCTTGGAAATCAGGTTGATTATCTCCAATTAAATCAGGAGTAATATAAATCTTTGCTTCTCTTCTTTCTCTACCATCATCTTCAGTAGATTGTACAAACTCAACAGGAGCATCGATACTGTAAGTCGTATCACTTGTGGTATATGCGCCTGTACTTGTGTTATAACTTCCAGATGCTTTTTTTGTATAAACAATAGAAGAATCTAAAGAAGATCCAAGATCAGCTACAACCTGTTTAGCTACATTTTTCAGTAATGAATCTAATTGACCTGCCATTATCCTCTCACCACCCTAAGTTGAAAACTACCTGCTCCACCAAGAACATAAGCTCCTAAATAACTTTGTAACCAAGGATAAACATCAAAAACATTGTTAACAGAACCAGTTCCCTGACTTTTAGTATTGTATTTAACTTGAATATCTCCTAGTTTTACCTCTTCAAAGTTACCATCAGTTCCACTACTACCAATGATTGCATCAGTATCATTTGCTAAAGCAAAAGCCAACTCAAACTGTGCATATTTAATATTCTGAGGAATCAAAGTACAAGCTAATTCAACTCCATCAACTTGATAATTAGTTCGAGGAAATTTTAACGCTTGGTCATCATCACATCTATCTCCATAATAAACCAAGGTATCAATCCATCTTGTAGCTGATATTAATGCACGATTCTTTTTATCATCCTGTTTATTATCCCATTGCGTAGAACTTGGGACAGTTTCAAAGTATGCGTCTGCTTCAGCTAATGTGACATAGCTATTAGCATTTGCTCCTTTTATTGTTGCGTCTATAGTAGCTGCCACGATTGTTTAGTAATTTATCTGTATTGTAGCGTAAAGAAAAAACCCCACCAATATTTTGATGAGGTTTTTGATGACCACATTGAAATTTTAACTATTAAAGAGTTGTGTTATCAAGTGGTGTGTTAACTGTTAACTGAACAATAGGAATTAAGTCTGCATCATATGTTAATGCCCACTTAGCTTGTGCTCCTAAGTTTGAGTTTGTTGGGTTATCAGAAGCATCATTCCACTTAGTACCCATGATGTGATAAGTACTGTGATAATCAACTGAGATAACATCCTGCTTAGAAAGTACGTTTCTTTCTGCTTCAATAGCCAAGTCTTGCTGAACACCCTCAAGGATTGTTCCAGACTTGATTAAGTAACAGTAGAACTCCTTAATATGTCCACTAGAACCAGGAACTACAGAGTTAACTGAAGAATCAACAACTACATTCATACCAGCAAATTGGCCTACTGCTCTATCAGTAACACCAACACCACCGCCACCCCATTGGATGCCAGTTCCAGTTGATAATGCAGAAGTAGAGAATGTTAACATACCAACCTGATATAGGTAGTAAGCAACAGATGGATGAACAACTAGAGTATCTAGCTCTTCGCCTCTTTCTCCAAGAAGTGATCTTCCTCTAGCAACTGTAGCTGCTGTTAGATAGTTAGCTTCAGCAGCACCAGAAGATGCAGCAACCGCTAAATCTAATTTGTTAGCAGAAAGAGCACTACCAAATAAACCATGAAGTTGATAGAACAAACGTGTTGAATTTAGTTTGTTGATTGCATCTGCAAGCTGATCTCTGATGTGACCCATTGGATCTTCACCAGCAGCTAATACAGCTACATCATCCACAGCATATGCGAAACCTCTATGACAGATAGTTGCAACCTGTGTTCCTGTACCAATCTTCTGTGGTGTTAAGTAACCATTGTTGCTAGTACCCCATGTAGCAGTACCATCAATGATTTCTTCAGTTGGAGAGACAGGATTAAATTCTGGAACTTGTATTCTTGTTCCACCTTCTCTTGAATCAAGTAGTGGGTTGCGTACAACAGCACCAGACCTGATAAATGCACTACGCTCTTTTACAGCTTCGGAAACGTATGCAGCAAAGTTATTTCTCTTAACAATGTCCGCTAATAGGACACCGCCAGAGTAATTCTGAAACGGAGCAGCCATTCAGATTTACCATTTTTTAAGTTTTTGCGATCCCCTAGTCACAGACTAAGGCATTAATCTCACAGAGATTAACTACTTTTTTGAGCCTCTTGCTTGAGCACTGCTGCAAGTTGAGGGTTCTGTTCTGATATTAGCATTTGTTGAGTTATATTGCCCGTTTTCCAAGGGTTTACCTGCCCTCCACCTGCATTTGATACAGGACTAGGTTTTGCACCCATCCCAGCAGCACTACTAGGCTTGAAATGATGTTCCCAACCACTTCCTGGATTCTTGAGACTTGTTAAATATGCAGTTAAATCTTGTTCAACTCCACCATTTAAAATAACAACCTTACCATCAGCATTTTTTTGTAAATTACTTTGCAATAATGACAAAGTTTGTTCAGCATTTATAGCACCAAGATTACTGATAGCAGCTAATGCTTTTGTTCTTGTAGATTCAACTTCTTTAGAAGTTTTCATATCCTCTAATTGTTGTGACAAACT